GGCGACTCCGACGAACGCGGTAACGGACGGGTCTGTCCCGGCGCCGACGTAGGCGTGGGCCACGGACAGGTACTTGTTCACGGTCGCAGCCAGGGCGACGGTCTGTGCGCCGACTGCCGCCGCTGTTACGAACGCGGTGTGGTCGGCGAACGTGATGTGGTCGTCTGAGTGCCTGACCGTGAACGTGACCGAGTCGTACCCGTCGAGGTCGATAGCGGTGATGTGCAGGAACCCGACGCCGGTCGCGCCGGTGTCGTCGTTCATGGTTGCGTAGGTGGCGTCCGTGTTCGCTGCCGACGTGTAGGCCGCGTGCGGGCCGACGACGTATCCGATGTTGGCCTTGCAGCCGTTCGCCGTGATAACCGGCTCGAAGCTGTCGAGGTCGTCTTCATCCGTCCCGACCTTGTTGCCGGTCACGTATGCGGACTGGAACCCGGCGAACAGGCTCGAGACGGCGTTGCCCGCGAACAGGACGCTGATGACCTTCGCATCGCCGGTCAGGTCGCCGAGCTGGACAGCGGTCTCGCTGTCAAGCCACCCGGAAATGGTCATCTCGCCATCGACCTGTCCGGTCAGGTAGCAGCCCGGAGACACGGACCCGAGCGGGCGCCGCTTCGGAGCTACGGCCTCGTTCGTGATCGTGAGCGCGTTCTGCGACTGCTTGACGTCGAGTTCGTCGATGAATACCGCGTGAACGTCCTTACCACTCAGATACGCCACTGACGATCACCTCCTTTTCTGGTTCCGCGTCAAGCTCCCGAAACCCGTTCCTGAGCCAACTGGGAATGATCTCGGGGTACGGGGCGGTGATGGGCTGGCCGGGTTCGGCCCGTGCCCACTTGACCTTGTCCATGCTCCCGGCCTTTGCGCGCTTGAAGTCGGCCAGCGCCGCCGGGAACACCGCCCCCGAATCTGTCACGAATGTTCTTGGCATAGGCACCTCTTGGTTAGGCCGGTGTGAAGGTAGCTTCGCAGTCGATGGTGAACGCGAGACGACAGTCCCGCCCGCCATCGATGGCGACCTGGGTGAGACTCCAACTCGTGATGCGCGCGTCGTTGATTCCGAGCGCGCTCACGGTCGCAGCCGTAGATGTGTTGTCGGTCGCGAGTTCGTCTACGACCTGCTCCAGCAGGGCGAGGGCGCGGTCACGAGTCGCCTTGATGACGGTCTCGCCCGCGCCCGGCTTGACGATCCAGATGCGGCCCTCGACCGGGTAGGTCTCGAAGACTTCGATCTTGGGCAGGGTCCGGTAGGTGAACGTCGCGCTCATCTCCTCGACCGCGAAGACGATCGCTTCCTCGCCGATGGACAACTCGTCGACCGGGCCGGTGTAGACCGCGACGCCGGCCATGCCGGGCCGCGCCAGGAGCTTGGTCCTGAGCGTGTCGAGGAACGTGCCGACTGTGGTCACGCTCCCCATCACGCAACACCAGGAAGGCGTTGTGTGTACAGTCTGACCGTCCTTCTCACTTCTGCGATGCGGCTCCAATTGTCACGATAGCCGTCACCCTCGGCGAAGCTCACCTGCATCCCGCCGCCTTCGTAGGACTCGGCGGTGAAGGTCACGTTACTGGTCGGAAGTTCCGTTGCGGCGATGAGCAGGGCCGCGCGCTTGACGGCGGTCGGGACAGCGGTGTACCCGGCGGTGTAGGTGAGTTTCAGGTTACGTGTGCCGCGCGGCCAGTAGGATCCGTCCCAGTAGACGATGCCGGTATCGGACACCTGAAGTTGTCCGAGCTCGGTCGCGTCAAGGTCCGTCCACGTCGTGTCGGAGCGGGTGCTGGCGGCGGTGATGGATGTGACCTTTGGCCAGTCGAGCATGAGCGTCCCGGTGCTGTCCCCGTCGTGGTACTCATCGGTGTGCGTCGTCGTGATGAAGTCGACGCAACAGACCTTGGCGAGGAAGTCGCGTATCTCGATTTCCTTGGCGATGATGGTCGCGGCCGGGTAAGTGGTCGCGCTGGCCAGTTGCAGTTTGTCGAAGGCGCGGGCCTCGGCGACGGTGAACAGCGGCGTGCCGTAGGTGAACTGGTCAGCGGTCGACTCAGGCGATGTACCTTCACCGGTCGTTACGGCAACATGCACGGTGCCGGTACCCGCCGGGGCGACCGCGAACGTCTGTGTTGCCGACGCGCCCGCGAACGAGGTCGCCGGGGTCGCCCCGAACGCTACTGCGGTCGGGGTGCCAAGGTCGGTGCCGGTGATGGTGACGACCGTGCCGCCGTCGAGACTCCCGCCGGTCGGGGTTATGGATGTGATGGCGGGTGCGGCCATGGGCTATCCGACCAGTGCGGTGAGGCTGAAGGTGACGGACTGGCCGTGCGCGCCCGCGTCCACGAGCGTGTAGCGGCCACGGATCGCCGAGCCCCAGAGGTACGGCTTGGTCACTCCCGCTGCGCAGTCGGCGGTCACGTTGAATGTCGTCGCTGCCGTCGCGCTGGCGTCGAGGACGGCGTAGTGCCGGATGGCTGCCGAGTTCCCGGCGACCTGCGTGAAGTGGACCGCGTTCAGCCAAGTGACGCCGTCGGGGGCGAGCACGTCGATGTAAGCGTCCAGCGTGTCGCCTGCGACGCCTGCCGTGGCGGTGACGTCGAGCAGGAAGACCATACGCTTGCCACCGGCCGCGACGGCGCTGCTGGCGCTGTTCGCGACAGCGGTGACGCGAGTGGCAGAGGCGAACAGGGTCGACGCCTCCATGCTGCTGTAAGGCATGTGCGCCTCCTAGCCCTTCTGCCGCACGCGCGGCTTCGGTTTGGTCGTGCGGACGGCGGCGTTCCTCGCCGGGGCGGCCTCGGCGGTGCGCACCACGTGCGGGTACGCCTCGGCCTGACCCTGCTCGACGAGGAATCGCGCCGTCTTCTCGTTGATGTCGACGGTGGTCCCCTCGACGAGCATCTGCCCGTCACACGTTCCAGGGATCGTTTCGAGCAGGGTGATTTTCATTACGCCTGCGCCACCCACACGTCGTTGGTCTTGACGAAGAGCGAGCCCGCGCCGTCGACCGCGCTCACGTACAGCGAGCCGTCGGCCCAGAGCGTATCGGCGCCGACTGCGGTGACGATCTCGCCGTCGTTGGCCGCGAGGCCGCAGAACATGGCGACGGGGAGGCCGTTGGTGTCGGTGCCGAGGACCTTGTAGGTGCCGCCGGGCACGCCGTGGAACGGAGTCTGGTAGTTGTTGTCAGGCATGAGAACCTTTCCGTTGCTAGACCTGTCTCAACTGGCCTGTTGGGTGGATGCGCGGGGCAGGCGTCAGTGCCTGCCCCGCGCTGGAAGAGCTACGATCAGGCGAGGGTCAGAGCCTTCACCTTGGCCGTATCGAACAGGGTCGAGTCGATGAACGCGGCAAAGCGAATCACACTTTCGAACTGCGTGAAATACACGCTGTCGTCCCTCTCGATTCGGATGCCGCCGATGCGCCGGACGTGGAACGCGCTCACGTCTCCAAAGGTAACTGGCTTCAAACCGGTGGTCTGGGCAGGGTACCAGGCATCTTCCCTGATAGCGTGCCCCATCAACGTGTCGGCCATGCCCGCAGCGGGTGCAGCCTGCATGAACGGCCGACCATCGGCGTCCTTCATCTTGAAGATGGTGGCGAACGCCGTGCTTCCGCAGATCCACGAGCCGCGAGAGCGGGCACCGGGGAGGACGGACAAATAAAGGTCAGTCAATTCGTCGTAGGTGAAGGTCGTCTTAGCTGCAGCGGTCTTCCCGTTGGCCGCCAGAATCGGCAGACCGTCGGGCATGGTCGTGCCGGTACCGGCCGCGACTTGCGAGGCGATCTTGGTGGCGAGCGCGCGAGACGCGACGTCGGTCACGATCGGCCAGACGTTCATCTCCGTGTCCCGAGCGAGTTCCTCGGTCAGCGTCATGTAGCCGTCCTGGCGGTAGCTGTCGAGCTGGCCCTGTCCGAAGACGGGATAGGTCAGCGTGGCAGCGGTGCGCTCGGCGGTCTGCGTGGCGCTGGCGTCGGTGACCAGCGTCGGGTAGAGGATCGTGCGGCCGTGGTCGGTGTTGACGTAGGTCGGGCCGCTGGCGAGCACGCCGGACTCGGCGTTCTCGTGGTAGAGGACACTGGTGACCAGTTCGGAGCCGTACAGGTAGCCGGCCTTGGTCGACTTGGCCGTGTCCTTGAACCACTCCTCATCGGCGCGCTTGGCGATGGGAAGCTCGACGGTACGCTTGGTCGGGGTGACGCCCTGCTCCGGCGGCTTGCAGAAGTCGCGGACGGACTGCACGAGCGGGTCGACACCCATGGCGGGCTGGCCGACCGGCCGCAGGATCTCGTCCATGCGGCTGCGGGCCTCGCCGATCTCGGCGTCGCGGGTGGCTTCGATGATGCCTTCGTCAAGCTTCAGGCGAAGGTCGGTGGCGGCGATGGTGGCGGCGTCGCGGGCTTCCTGCGACTCCTGCTCATCACGCGCGACCTCGATGGCATGGCGGTACTCGCCATGCATGGTCTTAAGCTGTTCGCTCGTCATGCGTAGCTCCTCAGATGTAGATGGGTATTGATCTGCGAGGCTCCGGCTGGCGAGTGTCTGCCGAGTGCTCGTCGATGACGGGCGGCTCGGTCGGCGGCTCCTCAGTGGTGGCACGTTCGCTTGGGGCCCACAAGCGGGACAGTTCACCCGCGTTTGCGGCTTCGATGACTTCGGTGATGGGACGGTCGTAGGCCAGTGACAGGCGCTCGGCGGCGCTGCGGGCGCTCACGTCGGTCTGCTCATAGGCCGGGTAGGTGACCGGAGACACGTCCCACAGGCGCGCCTCCTTGACCGTGAACAGGGGCAGGAGTTCGCCCGCGTCTGCGTCCGGCTCGGCGCGCAGTTCCTTCACGGTCTCGAAGGCGAAACTGGACTGCGTGATGTCGCCCCGGTCAATGAGCGTCCAGAGGTCGCGGGCCGCCTGCGTGTCGGGCAAGTCGACCTCGTATGCGAGTCCGACCTCGTCTTCCTTCAGCCTGAGCGTCCCGGCCTTGTTCCGGCCCAGCACCATAGCCGGGTCGTGATTGAACAGGGCGCGGACGTCGTTCTCCTTAATGGACTTGCGGAAGGCGCGCGGTGCGATCTGTTCGCGGAACATGCCCGCGATGACGGCCTCTGCGTTGAAGACGGCAGCGTGCCCGATGAGGGTATTGCCGCCGCCGTCAGTGCTGCGGATGTCGAAATCCGTTGCGCTGTAGCGAACTTGTGGCTTCAACTGTCCTCCTTCGGGCTCACTTGCGTATCCACCGCTCGCACTCCCACTCACGGCAGATGTCTGGTCTGGTTTCGTAGATGGCGCACACGTACTTGCCCGGCTTCTTCGGGTCCGATTTCAGGTGACGACATTTCGACTCGCCGTAGACTTCCATCTCACCGTCGGGCCGGTTGCGCATGTGCAAGCCGTGGTAGGTCAGGAACCGGGCGTAATCCTCGTTGTACTTCATGGCGATGGTGTAGACGCGGCAGCACTTGCCACACTGCTTGCAGTCCATCAGGCGGCCAGCGCGACGAGATCGTCGTCGAGCATCCACATCGCCTCAAGCGCGGCGGTAGAGTCGACGTCCATCGTGACGCTGCCGGTGACCGCCCGTAGTTCGCCGCACACGGCCATCGTTCTCGGTAGCGGCCGGTAGCCCGCGCCGGTGGCTGGCCGACTGAGCGCCAGAGCAGCTGAGTCCATGACCGCCGCTCCGACGACCGCCGCGAGCGTGCCGGAGACGGCGATAGTGATTGCCGCGCTGCCTGCCGCACCGACGCCACCGGTGACCAGCAGGCCGTCCTCGCCGAACCCTCTTACGGGAAGACTAGGCAAGGCGGTCTCTCCGGTTCACTCCGCTGCCCGAGTAGGCGACCTGACCGGCCGCGTCCTCGAAGATGTCTGCGGTGAGCAGCACGTCGGCGTCGTTGTCTTCGTAGACGGTCATCGTCCCTGCGCTCGGGTCGGTCACGGTCCTGTTCCTGAGCAGCTTCGCGGCCAGTGCCAGCATCTCGCCGATGGAGCCGGGAGCCATCTCCTGCGCCTGCCGGTTCCAGATGGCCTGCGTGATGTCGTCAGGGCTCGGACGCGAGCCGATAGAGACGGTGACGGCCATGTTCGCCCGTGCCCGGATGTCGGCCTCGGTGAGCGCGCCTATGCCGTTCATCGTGCAGGGCGAGTTCTTGAGGCCGGTGACGTGCGCCGACTCGACGCTGCCCGCGCCGGTCATGGTCACGGTCGCGCGTCCGTAGCCCTCCACGTCGCCGGACAGCGCCCCAGCAGTGGCGACGACAGCAGCCCCGCATCCTGGTCCGTACCATTCGTTCGTGGCGTAGATGAGCAGCGGCATCAGAGCGCCTCCACCGTGAAGACGACGAGCCACGAGAAGGTGCCGATGACGGAGCTGGTTATCTGCTTGACGGTGAGCCCCTCGCCTTCGCGCAGGGTGAGTTCCTGCATCTCCAGCCCCTCCGGCATCCAGTTGAAGCCCGCGAGAATCTGCGGCTGCCAGAAAGCCTGCGTGTAGCCGATCTCGTCATTCGGCAGGAGGAGCGGGAACAGCTTCGAACCTTCCGTCACGGAGGTGGCCCCGGTGCGCGCCGTCACGCCATCCGGCAGCGCCGCGTTCTCAGAGTCGCAGCCGACCGGCGTGAGCAGCGTGCCGCCGGAGTGTGCCGTCGCTCGCTTCACATCGAAGCGGATGCGCGTCCCGTCTGCGTCCATAAGGATGGTGTTGATGAGGAACAGCTTGTGGATCCTGATCGCGACGCCGCTCGCGGCTGCATTCAGCAGACTGAGCGCCTGAGTATTCACGGCGAACGGCACGTCGTCGGCGAGCACGTAGAAGCTGTCGCGGCCGGTGTAGGAGACGCCCTGCTCGTAGACCGTGTTCGCCCCGATGGTGCGCTCCCGCTCGCGGGTCTTCTTACCGTGAGATGAGTCGGGCGCGAGTTGAAGGTAGCTCTCAGGCATATCAGGTCAGGCTGTCGACAGTGAAGACGATGAACCAGGCGAACTGTCCGACGGATGAGCTGGTGATCTGTTTGACCGTGAGACCTTCGCCTTCGCGGAGCCGCATCTCCTGTACCTCGACGCCTTCCGGCATCCAGTTCAGACCGGCCAGAAGCTGCGGAGTCGGGAACGCCTGCGTCGCGCCGACCTCGTCGTTCGGGAACGTGAGCGGGAACAGGAGTGAACTCTCGGTCACGGACGTGGCTGCGGTCCTGACTGTGACTTGTGCGGGGAGCGCGGCGTTGGTCGAGTCGCAGGTCACGGGCGTGATGGAAGTGCCGCCGGAGTGCGCGGTCGCCTTCATCACGTTGTGACGCAAGGCGACGCCGGTCACGGTCGAGAGCTGCGTGTCGATGATAAACAGTTTCTTGATGGCGATGAGCACGCCCGACCCGGCTTCGTTCACGATGCTGATGACCTGCTTGTTCAGGGCACAGGTGACGGCGTCGGCGAGCGCGTAGTAGGTCGGCAGCGCGGCGGTGAACACGGCCTGCTCCTGCACCGTGTTGGCGCCGATGGTACGCGAGCGCGTCCTCAGCTTCTTGCCGGTCGAATCAGGCGGTACCTGTACGTAGGATTCAGGCATCGGTCAGTCCTCCTGAAGGACAAGCGTCCCGGCCGGGAAGCGCGGCGTGATGAGATTGCTGATCGTGATGGGGTCGTTCAGCGCACCGGAGTAGAGGATCTGACCGCCGATGGTGTGGATGCTGGCGTGGGTGATGACGTTGCTGCCGCCGGTACACTCGGGGAACGTGACTTCGGCGGTGTTCTCGGCCTCGTTCGCGGCGATCGTCCAGCCCGCACCGTCGCGCGACACGGCAACGTCGGCGTAGTCTGTGTAGTCGGCCAATGAGGTCGCACCAGTGCCCGCCTCGCCGGGGTCGGCGGTGTGCAGGCTCACGTACAGGTTCGTGCCGTAGGACGGCATCGCGGTCCCGTTGAACACGAAGGCGATGTAGTCGGCCTCGGTGGTATTCCCTTTGCTCACTGGTCAGCCTTTCGGTTGCGTCAACTGGAACGAGGTACAGCCCACGGTGGCGCCGGCGATGATGGCGGTCGTGCTGATGGTGGCCGTGGCGCCCACGGTGCCGACGTCGCAATCGAGCACGACGGTCACCCCGTCAACGGCGAAGCAGCGGGCGAACTCGGCGGTCCCGGTCGTGCTGGCGGCGGGGTCCGATGAGACCGCGTTGAAGACGGCTGCACCGTCGACCGCTGCCCCGGCCGCGACAGGAGCGAACCGAAGTTCAGCGAGTTGCACGGCGGCCCCGAGTGCGTCATCGACACTGGCCGGCTGGCTGCCCTCGTAGACGCGCAGGTAGCCGTCGTCGAGCCGTGCGGTGAGGTCGTCCATCTGGCCCGAGGCGGCGTCAGAACTGATGCGCAGGACGGTCACTCTGCCGACTCTTCCTTGCCGATGATCTGGCCCTTCTTGTCCTTCAGGAACTTAGTGCGCGTCTTCTTCGGCGGCTCGGGAAGGTTCACCACATTCTCGACCACGACAGCGCGCTCGGAGATGGTGACTTCGGCGGGCTCGACAGTGATGTCCGGTTGCTCAACGGTGACGGCCGGCTGGTGGTTCGTTACCTTGAACGCGCCCTCCTCGACGACCATGCGCGCGTTGACGTCCGGTGACGTGTACGAATTGTTGACCACGACCGGCGGCTCAGGCGGCGACGGCTCAGGAATGGGTGCGGGCTCCGGCTGCATCGGCAGCCCATCCGAGTCCAACGCCTGCAGGTTTTGACTCATCCAGAGCTTGTCGCCACCGGGGAGCGGGTTCTCGTCGTCGAGCGCGTTCCAGTCCTGTGGCCGGGCCGCGCCGTGCTCTATCTTGCGACTCATGTACTCAGCACGTGCGGCCATGTCGCCGCGCATGAGCGCGTTCGTGTTCATCTTCAGGTACGTGTCGACGCCGCGCTCGGTCGGCGGCACGAACGGCGAAAGCGCCTTCTCGATGCGCACTATCCACGGCGTGAGCGTGTGCTGCACGAATTGGATGCCCTGCTGCTCGATGCCGGTGCCCCATGAGGTCGACTTCTCGACGTCGCCAATCATGTGCGGCGGGACGCGGAACCAGCGGGCCACGTCGGAGACCTGAAACTTCCGCGTCTCAAGGAACTGCATCTGGTCGTTTGTCATGGACAGCGTCGTGACCTTCGCGCCGCCACCGAGGACTACCGGCTTTCCGGCGTTGTCGAGACCGGCCTGCTTCTTCATGAAGCGCGTCGAGAAACGGTCGGCAGACTCGTCGTCCACCTTGCCGTCGACCGACACGACCACGGACGGAGTCGCGCTGTTGGCCATCTGCTTCGAGCCGTGCTTCTCCGCGCCGAGCCCGAGACCGATGGTCTGCCGCGCCGCCTCGACGGGGCTGATGCCTGACAGATAGCCGGGCAGTGTGATGCCACGGATGTGCAAGAGGTCGCGCGGCGTGACTACCTCGCCGTTCACGCTGTACTCAAGCTCGCGCGTCACCTCGTTCCGCTGTGGGAAGACGATGCGCGGGTCGAGTGGCCACAGTTCGGCGAGTATCCCAGAGCGGTCGTAGACGCAGCCGCAGTAGGAGTTGCCGCCGAGGAGCAGGCTCGTCACCATCTGCTGCACGAGGTCGCCCCACGTCATCTCGGGGTTCGGCTTCGCGAGCCACGGCGGCTTCGGCTTCACGTACCGGGTGTTGTTCGGGTATCGGGCGTAGACGTCGGCGGGCAGTGAGGCGATGCTGTCGCTAATGAGGGATACGCTCGCGTAGACGGCCGAGAATGTCATCGCCGTCTCGTGGCTGACCGCGATGCCACTATCGGCCGGTGCGCCGCCACCGTCCCAGAACTGGCCGGGGTCGCGCTGCGTTATCGGGGACGTACCGAACCAGTTCAATGCCGCGCGCTTGAGGATGCTCATGTCTGGCTATCCCCTGCGGCTTGGCCTATCAGCACGGCACAGACACCGCCCACGATCCATCCGAGCCACGGAGCTAGTTGGTATGCGCCGCAGCCGACAGCCGCGAAGCCGCCGATCTCAAGTGCTGCGCTTGCGTACTTCATCCGCTCACCTCGTCGGGAATGTAGAAAGTGAACTCAGTGTCTGATTCCTCGTATGCGATCGCTCGGTTCAGCGCCATCAGTAGCGTGACCAACCCGTCGATCTTGTCGCTTGAACGCTTACGACTCGGTCGCACAAGGTCGTCCTGGTTGACCTCCGCGACGGCGTTGGCAGCCATCCAGCGCAGGACCGGGTTGCCGCCGGTGTTGATGCGGCCCTGACTCAGTAGCCGTTCCAACTCCTTGCACGGCGCGTTCATGAACTTGTAGGACTGGCCCACGTCGGCGAGCTTGTCGTCACCGAGGACTTCCATCAGTTCGCTGATGATGCCGTGAGCGTGGAACCGGTCGTATCCAAGCTCCAGCAGGTTGAACGTCTCGCAGTCGCGCTCGATCTGCTGCTCGACCATGCGCAGGTCGACCACTTCGCCGGGGCAGATGGTGATGTACCTGTCTGCCGCCCAGGCGTCCAAGGTCGGCTTCATCACGCCGCGCTTGACCAGCGCATCCTCCGGCAGCCACAGGCGCCAGAGGGCCTTGTACTCGGTCTCACCCGCCTCGTTCTCGGACGGGAACAGCAGGCACCACGCGGTGAAGTCCTGCGAGTGGCTGATGTCGAGGCCACCGTAGAAGGACTCGCCTTTGAGCTTCAGTTCGTCTACTAGGCCGCCGCTGCGGTCCCATGCGTTCAGGTC